GTGTGCTGGTTGACCCTGTTAGTTCCCGAGATCGCATACCGCACTGTGATGAAGTAAGTTCCGCCTGCCGCAAAACCGTTGGCGACAGTGATGCTCAGAGAGGTGGCCTTGTACTGACCTGTTGCCCCTGACACCGCTGTCATCGTGCCGCTCAATAGTGCAGTATCCGAACTTGTTGAGAAGATGGCGTAAGTGGGCGAGGCGTCAGCCGCAGTCGGCACCCCCGTCCCGCTGGTGGTGACTGTCTGGAACGCAAACGACGTGCTGCCGATCGCAACTGGTCCGTAGTACATTGTTACTCACGCATAGCTGAACAGATCTGCCTGATTGTTTCCTCGACTATGTGTCGGCAATTCATCTCGGCGACAGTCTTACCGGTGGACTTGTCAACGATGAACGGGCGACCCCACAACTTCCTGATCTCGTATGGGTTCAGTTCTTTTTTCTTTCGCTGGCGTACCTTGCTCTTACGCTTGCCAGCGCTTTTTCTTGTGAGTCGCTGTGTCCCACAACTTCCCCCGTCGTCTTTTTGACGATGACCCATTTCTTCCCCTGTTTTCGGACGGCCCATGGCATAAGTCACGCTGAGTAATCAAAAGAGACGGGCAGCATCCCCATTCTAACAGACAGCTTGCCCTGCTCGTCAGACTTTACGTTGAGTTGGTCCTGACCTCCGCCTTGTGGCAGGTCGTACGGGTCTACCTGGATGAAAATACCCGGGAAGTCCCGCATCTCTTCGCGTGCTTTGGGGCGTTCCATGTCAGTCTGTATCGTTCGTGATGGTCCACGTCTGGGGAACTCGCTGCCAGTACCCGCCGCTTGGCCGTTCGTCGAAGATCCTGTTGTCAGATTCCATCGCCACCAGGTCGGACATCCTCTGCTGCGACTCAAGACGCGGCACGTCACTCCTGTTCAGCATCTTCCCCAGTTCGCACTCGCACCGCCTGAGAAATGCCGTGTACATTGCGCCCGACTCAATGTCGATCGGGTCTGATATCTCGTACTTTACCCCAGTCAGATCTGAGTTCAGGGCCTGATCAATCTCCAGGGTGGTAGCGTTGGTAAACTCGGTGATCATGCGCATCTCGGTGTACGGGTTGGTGCCCGATGTGCCGGTGACTGCCGTCGTCGTGCTGGTCGTAAACCTGATGACACATCCGCACATGGCCCTGGTCCATGTTGTTCCAGTCCCCGTAACGCCCACGCCGCTCGTGGTGACAGATCCAGTGCTGTAAGTGTAGACCAGCAACTGCCGTGGAATCCTGCGGTACGTGTAATCGAAGTTGTAGATGGCGTCTGGCGGGAGAGGGAACCGTATCGCCATCGAACCAACGTAGTTATGGTCCTGAACTACCGTGTAGAACAGTGGTTGTGTGGGAGATTGGCCGATAGGCCGGCACATCACGAAGTCTGATGGGGCAACGTACTCAAGGATGGTGCTGTTCTCGGCATCCCTGATCATGCCCATCGCCGCGAAGTTGACAGGCAGAGGGTAGGTGTCCCTGTAGATCAGGTACGATGTGCCAGAAGAAACGTCGGCCCCAGGGTTCTTGTTGATGGACAGCGTTAGCGATGTGGATGACTCGCGAGACTCGACCTCGTAGTCCACGTCTGCTATCCGCAACACGCCGTACTTTGCCCAGGTGGGCCACGTTCCGCTCGTCAGCGTCACGGTTCTCGTACTATTAGTGTATGCAATAGTGCCCGTGTTGTAAGATGCAACCGTGCTCAGCCTGGCCCCGGCTACCATGTAGTAGGTCCAGTTCTTGAGGTTCGGCATCTCCCGGTATGCTGCCTCAATCGCCCGCTTAACCTTGCGAAGCAGCACTGCGTCGGTAGACGTAACCCCTACCCAGTCGAGCAAATGCTCAACGACATCCGAATACGTATAGATGATTGTTGATGCCATAGGTCACGGGTCTGGCACGTCGTCGTATGACTTCTTCTTCGGCGGGTTTCTGAATTTTGAAGGCGTCCCGTGCTTGTCGATCACCATCTCCCTGATTTCCTGGATAGGCTTTCGAGAGAGATCGGGGTCTTCTGCAATGTACTCTCTGGCAAGGTCTTCAACAATGTGCGGTGCGAGGGGAACGTCTGGAGGCGGTGGCGCTGGCGGCGGCTCGTAGTGAACTATCCCGTTGCAGCGTAACTTCTTCCGCTTGCACACGGCGAGTACGTCGTCCGTGCTGCCCACCCACGCCTCTGGGTCCGCCGGCCCTCGTTGGTCGGCCAGCCCACCCTTGTAAACCTTGCCGGTGATGTTGATTCCCGCGCGCCTGGCCTCGGCAACCATATGCTCGGCCATGTCCCGCCTGATTCCTTGCAGCCCGTGGTGTATTACGTCCCCCTCAAGGAAGGCCCGGTCGCTCCCCTTCATGACTGGAGCGCGTCTGGACTTGAGCATCTCCTGAAACGACAGGGCCTGCGCTCTAAGCTCCTCATCCGTGTAGGGCGGATCGTAGACCATCACTCCACCCACGAGCGTTGCCGTACGAGTAATCTTCATTTCTTGCCCTTGGACTTCTGCTTGGCGGCTGCCGCTTGTGCTCTGGCTTTCTGGATATCAATGCCAGCCTTCACTTGATCGGCCTGGAGTTGATTCACAGTCTGTAACTGTTCAAGATTCATCTGTTGCTGGCTCATGGCCATCTCAGCCGCCTGCTTCTGCATATCCATCTGAGCCTTGGCCTGCTGAGCCTGTATCGTCTGTGCCATCTGGGCCTGACGCATCTGGGCTTCCTGCTGCCTGATGGCCGCATCCTGCTGCTTGATCTGCCCTTCCTGCTGCTTAAGCTGCATCTCGGCCTCGATCTTCTGAGCCAGAGGATTCGGAGGCGGGGGCGGGGGCGGCGGCAACAGGTACTTGCCGACCTCTACGTCCATCGCCTTGCCCCAGTCATCCAGGAAGGCGTTGACGAGGTTCACGTTGCCAGTCTGAAGGCCCCACTGAATCAAATGCCCCCACTGCTGCAGCGCCTGATTCATCTGCGCGACGCGAGTCTCCTTGTTCGGCTTGCGGCTTGAACCTGCCTCGACCCGGTAGTGGAACTCCCTGGCGACCTTCTCGATCTCGCCCGACATGACGAACTGCTCCCACAGGGCAGCCCCACGCTGGCCCAGAACTGGAGCAACGGCCTGACCGTCCAGCAACCACCTCGCCGCCATCGCCTCCTTGCGGGCTATGAGACTCATCGTGTCTTCCACCTTGTTCGACATATCGTCGGGACGTACCGACCTGTTGCCCTCCTTGACCTGAACCTCCGTGGCCGACCGCATGCCGCCTTGCATGCCATACGCCAGTTCTGTCAAGCCGGTCGCCTTGTCGAACAACTCGAACACTGCCTCAAGAACACGCCATATATCGGCGTTGAACTCGGGCATTGGGAAGAAGTGGACGGCTTTCTTGATGTCTCCATCAGGGATCAGGCCGGCCTCAACGGGGATGAGCCTGAAGTCCTTGCCCGAGAACAGTTCCTTGATCGCCTCCTCTCCCAGGGCCTTCATGCACGAGGCGACAGTGGCGCAGGTGGTCCTGAGCTTGTTGGTCAGGAAGCTCATGCACCAGGTAATGAACTCCAGATACCCAAGACCGGGCTTTATATGACTGACGGGCCACGGGTTGTTCGGCTGTTCGTGAAACGCAAGACATGTCACGGGCCACTGATCGTCTGACCAGAACGGAATCGGCCACTGGACGGAGCGGAACGCCGCATCGAACGCCGCCTCGGAGTCGTCGGTCCCGGCAGCCTCCAGCATGTTCGTGATCATCCCCTTGTGCAGGTTGAGGGGGTACGGCACCTTGCTGGCAATCACGATGTAACAGTTGTCTCCGAACGACTCGAGCGCCTCCTCAAGCTCATCCATCCCCTTGATGCCCGACAGCCTGGCACCGATACCCATGCGTGAATAGATCTTCCAGTACTCGATCAGATCGTTGCTCTTGCCAACCTTCTCCCCCTTGGCGTCTTCCTCGACCAGCCTCTCTCCGAGAGTGTTGGTTGATTCATGCGTGCCGTACTTCCGTTCGATGAACTCCTTGTCAAGGCCATACGTGTCAACGACCTCCCACACAGGGTGGCAGCACTTTCTGGCTATCCACTTACACTCGTCAAGCGTCTCGGCGTCCGGGTCCACGATCAGGTTGTCAACCGTGTCGTAGAACGAGCCGATGAGAGTTGGCCCCTCTTTGTAGGGCTGATAGCTCTCGGTCCACAGGACGCCGGCCCCCTTGATCAGGGCCTCGTCGATCATCCGGCGGGCGTGAGTCTTCTTGTCATTCTCCCGCTGAATGTAGTCAAGGTAGTACTGGAGAAGCAGGGAGACGATCTTGTTCTGCATCTCGATCGGGTCTGGCGGAAACAGAGACGCGGCTGAGAATTCCTGCCCGGCCTGCTGGGCTGCCATCTGTGCTTGTTGGATCACCTCCGGCGGCGTAATTGCCATCAGCAGGTCGGGCGGGATGTCGAGCGTCTTTGGCTCGACAATGATGGTCGGGTTCCGGTGATAGAGTGATGGCCCGAATAGCTGGACAAGCTCGGACACCTTCCCCACCAAAATCCGAAAACGCGGGGCGGGCAGATCCTCCTCTTCATCCAGCCCGCCCTTGATGCGGTTGCGACTCCAGAGCATCTCGTTGAGTTCTTCACCACAAGTGAAGAACTTCATCGCCGTGTCGGCGTCGTCCTGGAAATGCTTCTTCTTGAACTCTTTGGCCAGCTTGATCTTCTTCAGCCAGGCCTGAACCAAAGGGTTCAATGGATATTCAGATTCCATTTCTCACGCTACTTCGAGACGAGCTTCTCAAGCGAGTGAACCCGCCGTTCAAGGTCCATAAGACGTATGGAGTCCGGGTGATACTCCCAGGCTCCGTACGACTTGATGTTCTCGTTCTGCCGGATTCTCGGGTCGTCAATATGATGAACGTCCCTGGCATACCGCACTCCGTCGCGGGTGTCGGTGATCAACTCAACACTTCTGTTGCTGACATGCACCACCCGCCCGCACGATGGCGCCATGTTCCTGTCGCCGTCAGGATGCCACAGCACAATGCTGCCTATCGAGATGGCCGGCATGACGAACTCGCTGGTAATGACTGGCTTCTCTGCTACTTGTGGCATGATCATCTCCTGTTCGTGCCTAGAAGAATGTAGTTTCCGTCCGCCTCTCGCTTTTTGCGGCGCTTCTCCTCCAGCCGCTTCAGTACCCATGACTTTGGTCCCTTCGGTTTGCGTGGCTCGACATAGGGGAGAGAGTGAATCACCGCGTACCGCAGGCAGTCCGGGCCGTGGCTGTATGCGCGCGGGTCCGGGGTATCTGTAATCCTGCCAGCGACAGTCTTGTTCCTGTAACGCCGCATCTCCTCTATGAACTTCGGGCAGAGCGAGCCGAAGATTTGCAGGATGGGTTTGCCCTTCAGTTCATCCCTGTTCCACAACCACGATCTCACCTGGGACACCTCGCCGATCACGCTCTTCGTGATAGCCATCGTGCCTATCATTATAAAGTTGCTGCCGGTTGAGATCGATCTGATTCCCTTCTCGGCAAACGCCTCGGCATACTGCATGCCCACGGACTTGCCACCCATCTCCGTCCTCTGCGCCCCGTGCCGGTCGATGAGGAACGCCTCGAAGCCCTGGCCAACCGTCTTGGGGTAGAGAAGCTTTGCGAAATCCCTGACATCGCATTGGTTCGTGTACAGTTCGTCGTACACGTAGATGTGGCCGCTCTCGTTCTTGGGCGGCACGGCGAAGAACAGGGCAACGGCGTTCGTGTAGCCCGGGTCCACCACGATGTAGCGGCACCAGTGATCAGGGACTCGGAACTTCTCGCACAGGTGTTGCGCCCCGAAATTCGGGTAGACCCGGTGAGAGGTGATCAGGAACTCGCCGAGCACGCGCACCCGGTACTCGTCCGGGTCGGCTGAAGCCTTGGCTTTGAACAGGGCAATGTCCGCTGGAGCAATGTAGGGGTTGTCGTCCAGCAGGAAGTGAAACTCCTCAATCCTGGGATGCGGCTTACCGCTCTCCAGGCCGGCCTGCTCGTGTAAACTCCATAACTGGTCGGTCCCGGCCTGTGGAGTGGCGGACCACATGAACCTTCCAGACCTGTCAAGCAGGCGAGCGGAGATTTCCGGGTACCAGTCGTTGTCGTAAATTTCCTCGTCGAACCAGCTTGCATCAATATCGACGCCGTTAGGCGGCTTGCCGAGGGACGAGCAGAACAGGATTTCCCAGCCGTTGGTGAGAGCGACCAGCTTCGGGCAGTGGAGGTTCTTTTTCTCCCATGCGATGCTTTTGACCATCTGCGGGGGGATGAGGGGCAAGGCATTCTTCAGGTTGGTTCGGTCGTAGCCGTCTACCCACGGCCTCCATGCCCGGTATATTCCGTTGAAGTCGTCCTTCACCATCTTCAGGGCGCCCTGCCTGAAGAGTTTGTAGTACATGACCTCCCCGATCTTGATGCTATCCTTGGCGACGCAGATGAAACGTCCGTTCTCCTTGGGGTACGGCAGGTAGGGGTGCGTGCCGGTCACGGCCCAGGCGACTTCCACGGCACAGGCCGTGGTCTTGGCCGACCTGTTGCTCCCGATGGCCAGCCTTTCCGGGGCAAACGACTTGTGGAAGGCGACCTGGTTGGGGCGAGGCTCGTAAATCCGCAGCGCCTGCATCCTTCTGTATGCGACTTCTCGCATCAGGAGCCGGAAGATGCGGGCCTGCGATTCGGTCATCGACCGCTCGAAACTCAGAGCGTCAATGTCGCTCCGCATCGGCGGCGGTTGTGGCTGTTTCCGCTGCACTGGGCCTCTTCAAGCCGAATGTGTTCTCAAGAATTGCGTAAATCTGATCGTCCAGCATCGCGGCGATCTCTCCAGCCGTCAGTTCTCCCACCATTTTGTGGTACGTGGTGAGCGATTCGAGGTACTGCTTGAGAAATTGCCGTCTCTGAGGGGGCGTTCCTTCCTTGATCATGCTCGCGAACATGAACCCGATCTCCTCCGGGGTCATGTGGCGCGTCGTTTCCTCAAGAACGTCCCCCAGTTGCGGGAGAGACCGGCTGAATAGCTCGCTATCCAGCAGTTCCTGAACGCGCACCGTCCTTTTTTGCGGCTTTTCCCTCGACTTCTCCTTCAAGATTCGTCTCCCATGCCCTGCGAACGACCCACATGTTGCCAATGACAGCCACGTCATATCCGAAAATCTCGTGTACGGCCCGCTTTACGCCTGGAAACAGGCTGTTGTAGTCGTGTCCCATGATCAGCCCGCCTTCCTTGACGTGCGGGGACCATGCCTTGATGTCGGCTTTGCACCCTTCGTAGGTGTGATCGGCATCAATAAACAGGATGTCGATGGGGCCGATGGTCCATTTCCTTCCCATCTCGACAGTATCGCTTTCCAGCGTGAAAACCGTCTTGTCGAGCCACTTCTTCATGCGTTTGCAGAATGTCTCGTAGGGATTGAAGCCCTGTTCGATGTCTTTTCTCTGGGCCTCGCTCCCACCCTTCCAGTGATCGACGCAATACAGGTTGTATCTGCAAGCCCTGTCGAGAGTTTCTGCAATTGCCTGGGCGGATTGACCCGTCCAGGAGCCTAACTCAACGACAGTCATTACATCATCGCCCAGGCTTTGATACGCAGATTCCTGACCAACCAGTTGCCGCAGGATCTGTAGGTCTTCCTGCGGTGTATTGTGGGAATTCGCCAGTGAATCGCCACCACTATCATCGTGGTTCTGGCCATTTCCTTCATGCCTTGAAACCTTTGTGACTGGCCCTGAAGATTGGAGAAGTCGTTCGCTCGGGGAGATTCTTTTCACTCGAATATCGCTGCGAATGTTGTCGGCCAGCGCTTTCAGGTAGACCTTCGAGACGTAATCCGCCGCGATCACCCTGGGCTTGGCGACACAGAGCGGTTTCCAGTGCCCGGCCCATGCGTCCCAGTTGCAAAGCACCGGGTTGTACCCCAGCTTTGCACAGCCGGCCATCGAAATATTGCGGGTGGTGACGACATCCTCGGTGGAGCACTTCTTTCTGCGAGGGCCTGGTCGCGGCTGCCCGCAGTGATCGCATATCTGGCCGTCTCCTTCATACTCGTAATCGAAGTAGGGGTGGTCAATCAGATCAAAACACCGCACATCGATCATAATGCAGCCGGTTGGCAGGGCGGCGACCGGCTCAATCCCGGTTCTGCTGGCCGCTTCCTCCCGCGTGAACTGGTCCAGCTTGATAGCTTGGCCCGGATCGTTCGTGTTGTAGTTTCTCCACACGAAGACGTAGACGTTTTCGCTTCCCATTCCGTCCGGCTGCATCGGGGGACCGCAGTACGGTGCCCCGATCATGACGGGTCCCTTCTCGTAGTGCCTGTAGATGTAGTCGAAGCTGGTATCCCAGAACGGCTTTGATGCATTGTCGATTCCCAACAGCACGTCCGGGGCGTTGTCGCTGTCCACCATAACAAGAATGTCGGCCTTGCTCTCCCTGGCCCAGCCCACTAACTCGTTTCTGACCATAGTGAGGGGCACATCGGCGTGATCCCTGTACAGGATCTCGCCGTCGCACCTGTCGTCCCCCTTGATCTTCATGACGGTGGGGATCAGCCAGTTCCGGATATCGGGTATCTCGGACTGCGTGCCGCCGTTACCCCCGTACGGCATGAACCCGAATGCTATCTTCAGCTTGCGTGGCAGCATATTGTGTTCTCCTGCCGCACCTATACCACACTTTTGTCAGGCTGGAAACACAAAAACCTTCAGCAGACGCGAAGTCTGCTGAAGGCTCAGGAGATGACCCTTTCGGGCCACGTCTACCACTTCTTGACACGCACCAGCCTGACAGCCCCCGTATCGGCAGTTGTCGAGGACGACATCATAATGCCGATCCGGTACAGGATGGTGTTGGCAAGAACCGCCGTTGATCCAGTAAATGTCGCAGCCTGAATGCGACCGGCGGTTGTGCTGTGCGTGGAAGCCGCAGCCGTGACGTTATGAACCCATGAACCGGTGGCGATCACCGATTCTGCGGCGGTGACCGAGACTTTGATGCCAGCCGGGCCGTCAACAACGATATAGAACAGGTCGTTGTTCGCCACGCCGGTCGAGGGCAGGAACTCGTCGGTCGGGTAGCACTCTTCCTGGTACACGTCGGCGTACCCGTCAACCTGTTTGCCGTGTGCCGTGCTCTTGAACGAGACGAGCATGGCTGGCAGGAGGGAGACGCCAGAGACGTTTCGCACGACGCGAATGCGTTTCCACTCGACGGAATCCGAGTAGGCCCTGGCTTTTGCGGGATTGGCGGAGTAATCGAGGTCCTCGACGAGAAACTCCCGCCCCTCCCACTGAATCATATCAGTAGAGCCGGTGACGCCGGCTGTCTGGCCGATCGGCCAGGGTAGTTGGTCAGACTGGTGCATGAATCGTGCCCCCTTGGATTAAGCAATATTCGCGAGTTTCCCGAAGAACCTTGGGCTGTGGAACTTGATCTGCCCAAGGTAGTCAACGATGACGTAATACGACCTGTTCAGCGGCTCGTAGGTGGGGCCGTCGGTGACGAACAGCTTATCCTGCATCGACCGAAGCTCCATCTGCTTGACGTTGAACCCGTACCCCACCGCCGCCGGGATGCCGAACTCCCACGTCACATCCACCCCGTCTTGCATGAAGGTGTCTTCAAACCCCAGCGCTCGCAGGCCGAGGCTGGAGCTTGTGTTGATTCGCTCTTTCGAGTCGAGCTTTTGCAGGTATTGCCTGTATAGCTCTCTGTCGAGAAGAACGGTTTTCAACTGACCCCTGTCGGACACGTACCTGTTCATGTGCGTAATCAGGAAACGCGTCGCTTCCACGCACTGCTCGGCCCACGTATCAGCCGCCCCCGAGAAGGCCGACGACGTGTAGTTGACGATGGTGGGCGAGTAGAAATCGTAAGACAGGTCGCCGGTGCCGGCTGGCCATGTGCTTGTGATTCCCGACTGCGTGCCCCATGACCCGGCATAGTTGCCAAGGACAGTGGAAAGGCCGGCGTAGGTATCGTTGGGATACCCCGCCACATCTGCGGCGTTGGCGGCACGCTGGGCGCCCGACGTTATCGTGACGGTGCCGTTGATGGCCATCATGGTTTCGATGCCAGACAGCCGGCCCGAGTTGCCGCTCCCGCTCGAATCAACGTACAACTCTTCGGAAAGCCGCTGGCTGGCGCTTTCCATGAGCCACTTCGACATATTCGAGAAGTGCTCGACCAGCGCGGGAGCGCCCCTGTTCTTGAGTTTCTCGCGCTTGGTCATCATATCGGCAAGCGTGTACCCGACATAATCGAGGGTCGCCTGCTTGTAGATGTCCTGGCGGGACGGCGTGACCGTCTGCTCGCCGTTATTAATAGTGGCGGGCGGGAGGCGGTACTGGACCTGCCACTTGAAGCCGTCGCCGCCCTTATTCATAACGATCTGCCCGCTCTTCTTGAGAGCCTGGAGCAGGATTCGCTTGGCGATAAGCTCGTCTTCCACGCCCTTTGCGTAGTCGGCGATGGTGGTGGCGGTGATACGTGCCCATTCAGCCATGACTGCCCCTTATGTTAGACCTTCTCGAAGTCTTCCTTAGGTAAATCTTCCATCTGTTCCAGGGCCTCGGCCCACACATCGCTCCCGGTACGCGGAGCTTTCTTCTTCCCGTTCACGGCACCGCCCCTGCCTGGCGCTCTCGCGCCCCGCTTGAGCAGTTCCATTCTCTTCTGATCTTCCACATCCCCCTGACTTTCCGCCGCACCCTGCAACACCGACCTGCGGTACAGTTCGGCATCCAGTGCGTCGGTGGCATACCTGATCGGGTCGGGGTGGCCCTGGTTTCTGGCCTCGGCGTAATGCCGGTTCCAGAGGTGCGCGGCGGGGGTAAGCTGGTTGCCCTCGTCGTACACCCACTCGCGGTTCTGATTCTCGAAATCCTGAAGCCGCTGCTTCTCCTGATACTCCTGCAACATATAAGCCGTGATGCGGGCTGCCATTCCGACAACCTGCCTCTGGATCGGCTCCTGGAGGTGGGACTCGTAGAAGCTGACGGGATCGGCCAGCATGTTGAGGGCCTGATCCATTGCATCTTCCCGAGCATCCCGCCACTTTCTCCAGTCTTCGGGGAGGGTGGGGATAGCGCCCGGCTTGGCAACGACGTTTCCGTATTCGTCGGTCGTCAGTTGCGAGAGGAGGCGTCGGTCGAACTGCGGGAGTTCCCACAGCTTCTTCCGCTGCTCCTGGGCCTGCTTCTCTGCGGCTTCCTGCTTTTTGGCCGCCTCGACCTGCTGGTTCTGATAGGCCTGGTATTGATACCACTGCCTGTATTGCTCGGCTTCCCTGGCCTGCTGCTGAAGATACTGAAGCTGACTCGCCGCCTGCTTCGGGTCCTTCGGCAGACCAATCTTCTCAAACTCGGCATACGCATCCCGCTGCGAAGCTGCCGCCTCCCTCTCCTCTGGAGCATCTGGCTCCTCGACCTCTAAAGCAGCTGATTCGTCCTGCTCTTCAGCCGCCTCCGGCGCAGCCTCAGCGCCCGCGTCTGGTGCGTACCGGAAACCTTTCAAAAGAAAATCGTCGATCAACATAGATTGTCCCCGTGGTCATCTCCTGAAAAACGACCCGTCCACGTATTTATCCTTTTGCACAAAACGCGACGCGCATGTAACATGACAAAGGGGCTTCCGTTGAACCACGCGAAGAACGGGATGTTCTATGTCATTAGACGGCGAGAAGTTGATGCTTTTGAAATCGGTGCGAGGGCTGTCTTTTTTGCGAACGAAGCCCAGCTACAAGAGGCTCTACAGGTGGGCGCGGACCGGGGTTGGCGGGATCAAGCTGGAGACCTATCGCGAAGGCGGACGAATCTATACCTCGATCGAAGCCGTCAAAAGATTCGTCGATAAAACAAACTCCCGATCGTGACGACACGCCGTCATCTAACTGTCCACACCATTTGTACCGCCCCTCCCCCAAAAACACCCATATCCCCCGACAAAACGCGGGCTTTTGCTCTACTGCTTAACCCGAAGAAAGTGCAAATTTGCCCCGACGCATCTTACCCATCCCCCCAACTCACACCCGCCAACACACATGCATCCACATACCGACCCCCTCTTCCGCCCCGCACTCGTCAACATCTCGCTCCTAAGCCCCAACATCCTCAAAATACAACATGACATCTTCCACGCCTTCGCCACCCCCCTCGCCAACGAGTTTATGACCCCCCCACACCTCCACATCCTTCGTCTCGTATACGTCCTCCCGTACCCCCCTAACCCTTTGTACTCTAATCGTGATACCTGAAAAATCGACGCCGGTCACATACGCCCGCCACCACCTGGAATACCACACATCCACCACGCCTAAGCCCCAACATCCCCAAAATACAACATGACACCCTCCACGCCTCCCCTAACCCACACACCCCCCAACAAACTCTTCACCCCACACACAC